CTCACTAAATTATCTTTAAATATTGCATCCCAATCAATTCTTTTAATTCCTTTTAATTGTTCTAATTTTGTATATCTCTCACCTGTCATTGTTGTTTGTAAATCTTTTATATCTCTAGCAGTCTTTAAACCAACTCCCGGCAAAGTATCAGCAATTTGTCTAGCACTTGCAGTATTTATATTTAATCTTCTATCAAGTGGGAATGTTTCTCTATTTGTTGGTTTTGCATTCTTATCTCCAGTAGCTTTTAACTCTGCTGTTAATCTTTCTTCTGTTTTGATCTTTTCATTAGTTGCTTCTAAATGTGGAACTAAATCATCTTCATGTACATACTCAACCTCATCATTTGCATTGACTACCATGAAGATCCCTTCTCCATGCTGAGATATCTTCTCAACTAAACCACCAGTTATTTTGTGTTGATATAGCATAATTAAAATTGCTTTCTTCTAATTTAGCTTACCTTAATAATTTTTTATTGACAATAAAAAAGCGAGTCGAGAGACTCGCCTTTTTAATAACTCTATAAAGATATAGATTATGAATCTGTTCCGCCTACTTGTGAAGCAAAGTCCACGAAGGAAGAAACATCATCCCAAGTCACAGCTTTTGCTGGACGTAAGTAGTTAACTCTACAAACGATGTAAGCTGCTCTACCAGCAGTTGAATCGTCAGCTGAGATAAATACACCATCACCATTAACTGCTGTACCTGTGACAGCGTTGACATTATAAACTTTAAAAGTTGTGTCTGCTGTTACTTTGTACAACATAGCATTTGCAGCATCCTGATCATCGATACCAGCTGTAGTTACAGCTGACCAGAAAGGAATTTTTGCAAGTGTTACGTTTTCTGATCCTTGAGCAAATAATGAACTTGCTGCAGTTAGCGTACTAGACGCAGCTGCTAATCCATTTGCCTGTGTTGCAGGGACACCAAGAGGTGATCCACTGTTATCAGGACCAAGAAGTAGAAGCTCAGTGGTTGTTCCACCAAGATCTGCTGTGATTGGAGATGCTGGGAAGCTAGGAAGACCTCCAGAAGGTGTGTCCTGTGCAATTGCTATGGATGCTCCATAAACATATGCAGGTCTGTCTGTACTAGCTTTGACCACTAAACTTGTGCGGTCATCTCTTACTCTGTCACTAACTCTTCTATCTGGAGAAGGTACAGTGATACTGAAACTCTTGAAGCTGGCTTTATCAGCAGCTACGTTAGTTACTTTTACATAACCAACTTGTTCAAAAGCTTCAAGACCAGGCCAACCAAATACACCCTCATGGTTAAATGCGGATAAAGTGTTGATCTGATTTCCAGGTTGTAGGATTGCTCCTGAGTCACTCTTATAAGTTGCCATTAGTTAATACCTCCTATTACTCTGTAATTGTGAAGGCAGTGGTAATGAAGTCCTTATTCAAGTTCGCAAAACCAGCATATAACTGCCAGATAAGAATGATAAATCTTGAAAAATCATCATTATTATTGATTAAAACTTGAGCGTTAGGACCACCGATAC